CTTCGGGTTCACCGAGATGCACGTCTTCGGGATCGATGGGTGCGTCGGGATCGAGAGCATGACGCACGCAACCCCGCACCCGAACGGACCGAAGCGGTTCGCGGAATGCGAGTATCCGGAAGGATCTGGGCGCAAGTGGAAGACGACGCCATCGCTGCTCGAGTGCGCGAAGGCGCTCCCGCACGAACTTGACATGCTGAAGGATGTCACCGCGACCTTCTACGGTGAGACGCTCGCGGCCGAGATCGTGAAGAACTACACGCGCATCCCGAAACCCAAAGGCACAACGCTCGGGGTTATCAAGCCTGCGGTTATCAGCGCGAACTACTGCGAACTGAATAAGCGTCTCCACGTCGAGAACCTCGCCTACGGGGTGGGCGGAGGCAAGCACGCAAAGACGGTGAAGACACTGTGCGAGAAACTCTCGACGAAGTCGGTGCTCGATTACGGCTGCGGCAAAGGCTACCTCGCGAAATCGCTCCCGTTCCCGATCTGGGAATACGATCCCGCGATCGAGGGCAAGGATCAGTCGCCCAGGCCCGCGGATCTCGTGGTGTGCACGGACGTCCTCGAGCACATCGAGCCGGATCTCCTCGACTACGTGCTCGACGATCTGCGGCGCTGCACTCACAAGATCGGGTTCTTCGTGATCCACACCGGGGCGAGTAAAAAGACTCTTGCCGATGGGCGCAATACCCACCTCATCCAACAACCTCGCGAGTGGTGGGAGAGAAAACTGGCGAGGTTTTTCCGCGTCGCACAGATCCAGCAGGCCGGGCCAGAATTGTATTGCGTGGTCGCGCCGCTGAAGGAAGTGAAGCAAACGGTATCGGTTGCGCCGGATCGGATCGAGGAGGCAGCCTGATGGCAACGATTCGCCAGATCGTCAACAAAGCGCTCGAGTTGAAGGGCGCGGCCGACACGATGCAGGAACTCCAGGTGCAGCGCGACAATACCGCGGCGACGTTAGCCTCCCTTGAGACGCGCCTCGCCGTCGCGATCACGACGATGCAGGCGCTGCGCGCCGAACTGGTTGCGTTGATCAACGAACCATGACATGGCTCTCGGCTTCCAGTTTGGCGCGTTCCAATCCGTCGGTTTTCAGGATGAGCCTGGGGTCGCTCCGCCGGTCGTTCTCGGGCAGACCCCGGCCGGCAGAAGGACTCGCCTCCGCCGCCGTTTCGTTCTGGAGGTTGAGGGCCGCGATGTCCTTTTCGAGTCCGTGGAGACGCTGCTCGCGTTCCTCACCGCGCGGGTGGCTCGTGAGGAGCGCGCGGCCGTTAAAGTTGCGCAACGCGACGCCAGGCGTATACTGCGTGCCAGGGGTCAACCACCACAGGTTGTGGTCCCGCGAATTGCGGTCGAGACCCAGGTCGAGGAAGCAAGGATTTACCTTGAGGAAGCGCAGGCTCGGGTTGATCGGATCTACCGCAACGCACTCGGCGCTGCACTCGCGCGCGAGGCGGAGGAACTCGAGGACATAACGGCGATTGCCGGGATGCTATGACGAGAGACGAAGAGATCCACCTTGCGGGGGAATCAGTGCGCGGCGCGAAGGCGCGAGCGGTTCTGGATTCCGAACTATTCAAGGAGGCGGTCGCGCTCATCGAGCAGGACACGCTCGAGAAGTGGAAGACGGCCCCGGTGCGGGACTCCGAGGGGCACCTCGTCCTGCGTCTTAAGTGGCAGGTTATCCAAGAGATCAAGCGTCACCTGGCCGATGTGATAATGACCGGCAAGATGGCTGACATTACGCTGACCGACAAGCGCACTCTCGCCGAGCGTGCGCGGCGCGCGGTCACCGCATTCAAGGAGTAGGACATGGCGCAGGCCCCCCAGGTCATTCAGGAAAAGCACGACGCCGCTCTCGATCGCGTCACCGGGATGTTCGGCGGGGGTGAGCCACCCGAATTGGAAAAGGAGCCGCCGCAAACGCCGGCGGACGCGCCTGGAATCGAGGGCGATGATCAAGGCAAGGCTGCGGGTGATGAACCGCAGAAGACCGAGGCGTCTGAGCAAGGGGTAACTCAGGCGCAGTCTGAAGACACCGAGGTCGTGATCGACGGCGAGACCTATCTCATGCCGAAGAAAATCGCGGATCGGTTCATTCATCAGGCGGACTACACGCGCAAGACTCAAGATCTTGCGGAATTGCGCCGGGTGTCGGCCGCCGAACGCGAAGCAATCATGCTCGAGCGGGCCTTTGAGGGCCAGATCGCAGAGGAGAGGAATCAACTCGCGATTCTTGACGCGCAGCTTTCCCAATACAAGAAATTGGATTGGAGCGCGCTCGACACCGAGCAGTTGCTGAAGGCGAGGGCACAACTCGATCAACTGAAGGAACAGCGAGCCGAAATCGATACGTCGATCAAGGCCAAGCGCGGACAGTTCGATCAGAAGATTCAGAGTGTGACCTCCGAGGTCGTCACAGCAGGCCAGAAATACATCGAGCAGCGGATCCAGAAGTTCTCCGACGTAGAAAAGCAGGCTCTATTTGCCTACGGCGTGAACGAAGGATATGCCGCGGAGGAGATGCAGAAATTGATCGACCCCCGGCTCGTGGTCACGCTGTGGAAAGCGAGTAAATGGGACGCGCTTCAAGCCTCGAAGCCTGGTATCAACAAACGCGCGGCGCAAGCGGCTCCGACCATACGGCCGGGGGCCACTCAACCCCAATCCTCGCGCATCCAGAAGCTGTCGAAAGCTATCAAGGATGCGAAAACGTCGCAGGGCAAGAAAGTTGCGGCCGAGGAATACTTTGCCCACAAAATGGGCAGATAGGAACCAATGTCACAAGTCACCGGCACTACCGACACCTATCGTGTCGGCACCGGCGGCGGTTTGCGTGAAGACCTCGAGGATAAGATCTGGGATTTGTTCCCCGATGAAAATTGGGCGCTGGACAATCTCCCGCGGGTCGATGCCTCGGCGGCCTACCACGAATGGGTGAAGGATACCCTCACCGCCGCAACCAACGTCCCGGCGATCGAAGGTGACGATGCTTCATTTGCAACAATCGTCGTCCCGACTCGCGCGGGCAATCAATGCCAGATCACGAAGAAGCAATTCCTCGTTTCTGGCACGCTCGAAGCAGTATCGAAGGCCGGACGCGCGCGGGAATCCGCCCGCCAGGCCGTCAAGCAGATGCGGGAGTGGAAGAACGACGTGGAGTATTGCGTCGTTCGTAACGCTGCCTCGTCCGCCGGCGGCTCGGGCACCGCACGTTCTTCGGCCGGCATGGAGTCCTGGCTCGCGACCAACGAGATCCTCGGGACCACCACCGCCAGCGCAACGACTCCCGGCTTCGCTGCCGGCGCTGTTGCCTCACCGACGGACGGCACCACAACGGGTGCATTCACCGAAGGTCATCTCAAGAGCATGGTGCAAGGCTCCTGGACCGAGGGTGGGTTCGCACGCATTGTCCTGACGAACACCTCGCAGAAAGCTGCGATCGACGCGTTCCCAGGGCAAGCCACCCGGTTCGTGGATGTGACGAAGGGCCAGCAAGCCTCGATCGTAGGGGCGGCGAACGTGTATGTCTCCTCAGTGGGGGTCCACACGGTCGTGCTGCATCGGCACATCAGGGCATCCGTCGTCCTGGGAATCGACCCCGACTATTGGGCGCTCGCGTTCCTGAGGACACCGTTCATGGAGGAACTCGCCAAGACGGGTGACGGCACGAAATACCACATCGTGGGTGAATGGACGCTCGTATGTCGCAACGAGCGCGCCTCCTCGAAGGTGGTAGCGCTCGCGTAAGGCTCCGAGAGGAAGCCTTTCAAGCCGCCGGCCTGAAAAGTCCGGCGGTTTGTGAGGCGCGCTTAACGGAGAACAGAGATGCCGGATTTCCTGTCCTACGACCCGAAAACGGGCGTCAGGAAGTTTCTCGACCTGGACGACGATACGCTTTTCATCCACGCCGAACAGGATGTCGAGCCGCTTCTCGATCACACCGCAGACTTGCGCAATTCCCGCATCTATGATGAGCGCGGTCGTGAGTTCAATCTTTACTGCAAGATCCCGCCAGTGGTGCAACTGAAGCTGCGCCAGATGGGGATCAACATCTACTCGAAAGACCCAGAGATGATCCGCAAGATGTTCCAGGCGATCAACGCGCATTTCCCGTATCTGAAGGTGACCAACAAGCACCATGAATGACCCGGCGAAGCTGGTGGAAAACGTGCCTCTGGTGGCGCAGATGACCCCACCGGATGTGGTGCGCGCGCTGTGCGAGCAGGGGCGTCTGGAAGACGCCTGGAACATGACTGAGTCGATGTTGAACCAGCGCCCGCACGATGCGAACGCGCTGATTCTAGCCTCCTTCGTATGTTGGAAACTTGCGAAGATGTCGGTCGCCTATCACCTGGGCGTAAGAGCAACGCAACTCGCCCCCCACGAATGCACGGCGTGGTTGAACCTCGGGATCGCGGCGCACGAACTGTGGCTGATCGATGAAGCAATCGCGGCCTACAAGACCGCGATGCACCTCTCGCAGAACGAACTCGATCGCGCGATGGCCTCGATGAATCTTTCCGCGGTGATGATTGACACCGGGAAGTGGGAGGAAGCCGAGCGCTTCGCGCGCCAGGCGTTGAGACACAATCCATCGAGCGTGAAAGCAAAGGCGAACCTGGGATTCGCGCTGCTGGCGCGGCGCAAATGGGAGGGGTGGACTTACTACGGCTACTCGCTCGGCATGGATTCGCGGATCCGTTTCAAGTTCAGGGACGAGCCGGATTGGGATGGCGCTCCCGGCAAAATCGTCGTTATTCACGGCGAGCAGGGTCTGGGAGATGAACTCTCGTTTGCCTCGATGATTCCGGATGCGATCCGCGACTGCAAGCGGGTCATCATCGACTGTGACCGCAAGCTGACCGGACTCTTCAAGCGCTCGTTCCCGCGCGCGAAGGTCTATGGAACCAGGACCGCGAAGGCGCAGGACAATGTGAAATGGGACGAAGATGATTGGGCGCTCGAGGCAAGCTGCGCGATGGGTGAGTTGGGCAAGTTCTATCGCATGAAGGATGAATCATTCACCGGCGATCCTTATCTCGTCGCAGACCCGATCCGGCGCACGATGTGGAGGAAACACTTCGATGGTCTGCGCCTCGAGGATCGCTCGGACGGCACCACAGCGACCCGGCCCGCGATCGGGATCGCCTGGACCGGGGGCATCCCCAGGACCGGGGCGAAGTTTCGCACTCTCACTCTTACCGAGTTGACCCCGCTCCTGCAGTCGATAGACGCACATTGGGTGTCACTTCAATACAAGGACGCCTCGCGCGAGATCGCCACCCTCAACAAGGCGCACCCCGAGATCGACCTCGTGCAGTATCCATGGGCAACGCTCACGCGCGACTACGACGACACCGCGGCGCTCCTCGCCGAACTCGATATGGTGATCTCGATGCAGACCGCGGTCTGTCACCTCGCCGGTGCCCTGGGCAAAGAGTGTTGGGTGCTGCTCCCGAAAAACTCGCAGTGGCGCTACGGGGAGCGGGGCGAGGCGATGATCTGGTATAAGAGCCTGAAGGTCTTCCAGCAAAGATCGCTCAATGATTGGCACGGTCCGATCGGGGAGATCGTCGGCAGACTGCGCCAGAGGGGATTCCCGTCGCATCAATGGAAAATGGAGGCGGCTTGAAAATACCGGAAGAGATACTGAAGGAACACCGCATCGCGGCCGCGTTCGGGTCCGTGGTCTCGCGCGCCGAGATCTTTGCTTCCCTCATCACCGGCATGATCGACAAGCTTGGCATCGAGCAGCTTCTCGACTACGGGTGCGGAAATGGGGAACTCGTGAAACACTTGAAGCCTGACCACGAACTGACAATCCAGCGCTACGATCCGGCGATTCCGGAATTCACTGGAGACCCGGTGCCGATGCAGATGGTAGTCGCGATCGATGTCTTGAACATTCTGCCGGAAGATTACATCGCGCCAGTTCTCAATGAACTGAAACTGGTGACCGATAGCGTGCTCTTTGTCGCCATCGGGGTGAGCGAAAAGACCCCTGAATTCTGGCTCTCCGAACTCTCGAAGCGGTTTGAATTGCAGATGTTCCAAAGGACCGGCGAGAACGCCTGCCACATGATTCTCTTCGCCAACAAGCCGATCGTGGAGTCCTCCCTTGAGCATTAGCACTTACGCCGAACTCCAAACCGCTGTCGGCTCATGGATGGGCCGCGCAGACCTCTCAGCAATTGCTCCTGATCTCATCATGGTCGGGGAAAAGTGGGTCTTCCGCCACGCTCGCTCCCGCGAGATGGAGGCGGCGCTCTCGTTCACGATCTCCGGTGGCGTGGGGGCGGTGCCCTCGGACTATGTCGCGATCAAGCACGCGCGGATCGACGGGACTCCAACCCGGCACCTCAAGGTGCGCGACACGCGCTGGATCTTCGAGAACTATCCGAACCGCTCCGCGACCGCGAAGCCGTCCTATATCGGGGTCGACGCAGCCGAGTTCGTGTTCGGACCCTTCACCGATGCGGATTATTCGGTGCTCGGGATCTACTACAAGAAGCTGACCCCGATCGCCTCGAGCGCGAACGCGCTGTTCCTGGCGAATCCTGACCTGTATCTCTTCGCCGCGCTGGCGGAGGCCGAGCCTTACATGAAGAACGATGCGCGGATCCAGATCTGGATGGGGAAGCGAGATGCAATCGTGCGCGACATCAGGGACGAGATGCGTGCCGGGCAATACGATACCGCGATGGAGGTGAGACTTGGCTGAAGCGGGAAGCCTGATCGAATTCCTGGGATATGCCCCAGACCTGGATCCCACGATCCCAGGGGTCATCACAGAATGCGCCGCGATCATCCCCTCGACCAAGGGATTCAGGGGCGCACCCTCGGCGGTCGCGACTACGCTCCCCGCGCTCGCTGCGGAATGCAAGGGGGCCGCCTCCGTCATCAAGCGCGATGACTCGACCAGGATGTTCGCGGGAACGGCGTCTAACCTCTACGAGTCCGCCGGCACCTCTTGGACAACCCGCACCCCATCCGGCGCGGGACAGACACTGAATGGCCTTGGAACCGCGGATCGATGGCGTTTCGCGCAGTTCCAGGATACAACCCTTGCCACCGCTGAGACCGAGGTGCCGGTATTCATTACGACCGCGACCACCTTCGCCAAGGTCACAACGACCGCGCCCAAGTGCGCGATCATCGAGACGGTGAACAACTTCGTGTTCGGGTTTGACGTCAGCGATCAAGGAGCGATCTTCGACTCCTCCGACCGTCCGGACGGCTGGTGGTGCGCAGCGAAGGGTGGTTTTAGCGATTGGGTGCCCTCGATCACGACGGAAGCCGCGACCGGGACGCTCCTCTCCACCGCAGGCAAGATCACGGCCGGCAAACGCTTCGGCTACCAGGTCGTCGCCTACAAGCGCGGCTCGATGTATCTCGGGACTTACGTCGGGCAACCGCAGATCTGGGACTTTCAACTCGTCATCGGTGAAGCAGGGGCACTCTCCCAGGAGGTGGTGGTCGATGTCGGGACTCCGGAAGAGCCGAAGCACATCTTCATGGGATTGGATAACTTCTACTCGTTCGATGGTTCTCATCCGCTTCCGATCGGCAATCCGATTCGCAAAGCGGTGTTCGAGGAAATCGCGCTCGCTTCCTACTACGCGGCAACAGCGCTGCATGACCGGAACGGGAAGCGGGTTTATTTTTTCTATCCGACGACGAATTCCAACATGCCGAACAAATGCGTCGTCTATCACTACCTGAAAGATCGATGGGGAAGAGACGACCGCACGATCGAGGCGGTGATGCAATACATCGAGCCGGGTCTTACCTACGATGCCCTTGGCGGCAGTTATTCGACATACGATGATCTGCCTTCAGCGACTTACGATCTCGCATTCCTGTCGCCGGGAACCCCGACCCCGGCGGTCTTCAATACCTCGCACCTGGTGCAGACGCTGACCGGGGCGGCGGGAACGAGCGAGATCACGACCGGAGACTACGGGTCGGACCAGATCTTCACGCAATTGTCCCGCATGCGCCCGCGGTTCATCACCGCGCCGACGAGCGCGAACTTGACGAATTACTACCGCAACACGCTCTCCGCGTCCTTGGTTGCCGACACCGTGCGCGCACTTATTTCCGGACGCTTCGACATGAAGCGCTCCGCGCGCTGGCACCGCCTGTCCCAATCCATGGTCGGAGATCACGAGATCACCGGCTTCACAGTCGATGCCATTGCGGACGGACAGGAATGAAACTCGCCCTCGCAAACACGATGCCCCCGCAATACAAGCACGCCGAGATGGAGCGCTCGATGCGGCAGATCGAGCAACAGGTAAATTCGCTGGCCGAAGGCAGGATTGCGGCCAGGCATTTCACCTCGACCACGGTGCCAACGACCGGGACTTTCGCGCAGGGCGACATCATCTGGAAATCGAACCCGACGGAAGCCGGCGCGGCCGCCGCCAAGTATGTGATCATCGGCTGGATCTGCACCGTGGCAGGATCTCCTGGGACACTTCTCGAGATGCGGACGCTGACGGGAAACTGATGGGACAAGTCCTCGACATCAGGCGCACGATGAACTATCACAACGAGCGCGCTGTGATCGTCACCGCCGAACGTCTTCCGGAGAACATGCCGCAGATGCACGCGAAGATCGACCGCATCGAGGAAGAACTGCGGAAGGGCGAACTACTCGACCTTCCGGTGAAACACTATTTCTCACATGGGGTCTACGCGCGCGAGATGTTCATCCCGAAAGGCACGATCGTCACCGGGAAAATTCACAAGTATCAGAACCTGAACATCATGTCGAAAGGCGAACTCTCGGTTCTGACGGAGGCCGGTGTCGTGCGGATCCGCGCACCCTTCACCGTGGTCTCGCCCCCCGGCACGCGCCGGGTCGCCTACGCGCACGCGGACACGATCTGGATTACCATACACGGAACCGAGGAGCAGGATCTCGAGAGGATTGAGGATCATTTCATCGCGCAGACGCTCGAGGATTACCAGGCATTCTCGTGCCTGCTTGAAGAGAAGAGGAGTTTGCCATGAGTTGGGGCAACGTAGCGGGTGCGGGGATTGGAGCGGGGATCGGACTGTTGGGTGGTTCACGCCAGGCCGGAACGACTACGCAGACGAGCGCCCCCTGGGGGCCGCAGCAAGGCTATCTCACCGACATCTACGGGCGCGCTCAACAAGCATCGAACCAGCCGCCCTCACCCTATTCGACGCAGGCGATCGCGCAGATGGCCGCGCAGGCGCAGGATCCGAACTCGCTCGTCGCGGGCGCGCAGCGCAACCTCTCCGATACGCTCGGCGGACGTTACCTCGATTTCAGCAGCAACCCTTACGCGCAATCGCTGATGAATGCCGCGCAGCGCCAGGTGAGCGGTCAATTCAGCGGGGAGAATTTCCGCAGTTCCGCGAATCAAGGCTGGCTCGCCAAACAGACGACGGAGGCCGCGGCCCCGATCTACCAGATGGAGCGCCAGAACCAGATGACGGGTCTTGCCATGGCACCAGGACTGCAGATGGCGAACATCGCGCAATTGGGCCAGGCCGGCGCAATGGAAGAGGCACAACGGTGGTCTCCGTTGGAGCGCTACATGAATCTCATCAGCGGCAATGTCGGCGGCTCGACGACTTCTCCCTATTTCAACAACCCATGGGCGAGCGCACTCGGGGGCGGTCTCGCGGGACTGCAACTCTCGAAAGGACTCGGTCTCGACAAGTGGAACCCATTCGGTGGCGGAGTTGCGATGGAGGGCGGCGGGACCACCATGGGCCGCCCCGATTACGTTCCGTGAGGTAGACCATGGCCGGACTTTTCGACATCTACACTGACCCGCAATCTGCGGGGATCATCGGTGTTGGAGCGGGTCTCCTCGATGCCGGCGGGTATCAACGCTCTCCGGTGAGTCTCGGTCAGGCGATCGGGAGAGGACTCCTGCAAGGTTCGGCGATGCAGGACGCCGCGGCGGAAGCTGATCGCAGGACGAAACTCATCAACGCGCAGACCACGCACCTCGCGATGCAGGACAAACTGTCGCAGGGGCAACTCGACATCGCTTCGCGTAACGCCGCTCTCGTTCGTATGATTATGGGCGAAGGGTTCGGGGGGGCCGCCCCCGCGAGTCCGACGATGGTGCCGTTGCCGGGAGGCTACTCGACACCGGGTGGCGGGCAGGCGAACGCCTACACCGGGCAGTTCGTGCCACCCCAAGCTGCGCAGGCCGCAACCCCGAGGGGAACCCCGCCACAGGTGCAGGCCGCGCTCCTCTCCGGTGACCCCGGCCTCAAGGCATGGGCGGAGAATTGGGTGAAGCAGAACACCCCGCAACTCGTGGAGGTTGATGTGCCTGGGCAACCGGGTGCCAAGATGAAGCAATGGATTGCACCTGGTCAGGCGGCCGGCCCTGCGGCCGGCGGTATTGCACCACCGCGCCAGGAGTTCGTGAATGCCGGCGGGAGCATTGTCCCGGTCAATCCATACGGGCAGAACGCGCCGATTCCAGCAACGATGCCACCGGCAGACGCGGCGAGAATCGCGCTTGACCGCGCGCGGTATGGCTTCGAGACCGGACAAGCACCCCCAGGCCCAGGACAACCCGCTGCGGCACCACAACCGGCGGCGGCACCACAACCGGCGGCGGCACCACAGGACGTGCTCAATCCACAGTATGTCTCCCAGATCACGCCGAAGCAGGCAACGGAAGTTCGCGCAGAACAACCGAGGGCGGCCTCCGCGCTCAAAAATTCAATCGCGCAGTTGAAGCGGCTTGAGATCGCCGCGGAAGAACTCGCGGCGCACCCAGGACTTTCGTGGGCAACGGGAGCGGTTGGCGCTCTTCCGGACATTCCTGGTAGCGCAGCGGCAAATGCCCGCGCCAAGCTGAAAACACTGAAGGCGCAGATCGCGTTCAACGCGCTGCAGGAGATGCGCGCCGCAAGCAAAACCGGGGCGGCCCTCGGCGCAGTGTCCGATGTCGAGATCGACCTTTTGCAGAACTCCCTCGGAGCGCTCGATACCGCGCAGTCATCTGAGGAGATGCGGGCGCAATTGAATCAGATCATGACGCACGCCAGTAACGCGCAGACTCGAATGAAGGAGGCTTACGCGAGCACCTATCGCGAGCCGAACGAACCTGCGGCCCCGCGCGCTCCGATCGTCCAGCCGGGAACACGTTTGCCAAGCGCGGGTGGCGGCAACATGACGTTCCAGCAATTGCGTGAGCAGGCCTCGCAGGCCGGGAGGCGCTGATGGCTCAATCACCGCAAAATTTCCCGCTGCCTGACGGCACCTATATCACGGACGTGCCGGAAGGCACGACACGCGCTGAGATCGCGGCGCTCCTCATCAACTCGGGCCAGGCGCACCGTCTGGGTTATACGGCACCGGATCCGGCGGAAGGGATGTCAGAGATCGACAAGGTGCGCGCCGGTTGGGGGAAGTTCATCATGGAGAACGTCACCGGCGTGAGACAACGTCTCGGGAGCGCGACGACGCAGGACGTGGAGGAGATGCATGCCCGAGACCGCCCGCTGATGGAGACGACCGCCGGCAAGGCCGGCTACTACGGGAGCGCTCTGGGGCATGGTGCCGCTGCGGGATTGATCCCTGGCGTGAATACCCTCGCCGGCTCTACCGCGCTCGGTGCCGGGTTCGGACTCGCGCAGCCGACGACACGCTACGAGGATCCCGCCGCGAATATGATCCGTTCCGCGGGGTTTGGCGCAATCGGCCAGATGGCGGGCCGCGTTGCCTCGGGTGCCCCGATCGTCACGAATCGCAATCCGCCGGCAACGCAGAACCTGGTGGATCTCGCGACGAAGAAATACGGGATCGATCTGCCGACCTCGGTGCGCGCCGGATCGCCGCGCGCGGGTTACGTCGAATCGCAGCTTGCGACCCTTCCTGGCGGGGGCGCGATGCAAACCGCATTGACGCGTCCGCAGGAGCAACTCGCTCAAGCGGTCATGCGGGAAGCTGGCGCAGCCGGGCCTGCGACCTCCGAGACTCTTCGCCTCGCGCAGGAGGCAACGAAAAAAGGGTATCAGAACATCTGGCGCGGCCAGAACGTGGCGATCGACGGCACTTTCACCACCGAATTGTCGGCCGCCTGGTCGAAGGCGCAACGCATGCTACCCAAGGCAGACCAGCGCGTGGTGCGTGCGCAGATCAACAACATTTGGGACAAAGCCGCCCCGGCCTCGCCTACGCAGATGGTAATCCCTGGAGATGTCTACCAGATGATGCTGCGCGGAGAGATCCGCTCGGCGATGCCGGCGCAGGGGCCGCTTCGCACCGCGCTGAAAGATGTGATGAAGGCGCTCGACGGGGCGGCGAACCGATCGGTCGGGAAATCCGGTGGAGCGGCGTTGAAGGATCTCAACACCGAATACGCGATTCAAAAAGAACTTGCGAACCTGATCCCCGCAGCCGAGTCTCGGGGCGGACGCTTCACGCCCTCTGGCCTACTGCCTCGAGTCGGTCAATTTCCCGGCAACATCAGCGAACTCGCGAAGATCGGACCGCTTCTGCGTGAGCCGCCGCAATCAGGAACGGCGACCCGCGCGATAGTGAGCGGTGCGCTCCTCGGTGGTCCCGCATTTCTCGCGGGTGGAGCACTGACGGCGGCCGCCGGCCTGGCGGCCCCGTTCGGGGCCTCGCAGCTTCTCTCGCGCCCATGGATGCAACGCTATCTCGCCGAGGGATTCGGGTCAATTTCTCCGATGCAGCGCGAACTCATCACCACCGGGACTCGAGCGGGTGCTCTCGCGGCTCCGTCGCTCCTCATGCCACGATGAAAGCAATCGACATCGCGCTCCTGCTGAAACCGTTCGCGGTATTTGTGATTGCGATCCCCGGCGCGCTCATCGTGTGGTGGATTAAGCGCAAGATGCCGGATTGCAAGCTGAAGCGCTTCCTGCTTTATAAATATAACTAGGTGAAACATGGCTGATACCGATGGCACGCTGAGACTGTGGTCGACCACGGCCTCGAACAACAAGCCGTCAGGCTCGACTTCGATCGGAACCGGCCTGGATGACAACCTGCGCGAGATCCAGAAGGTGGTGCGGCAGTATCTCGCCGCGGCCGCCTCCGACATGGCGTCCTCGGGGACGGTCGATCTTTCCACCGCGAACGGGTTCTTCGTCAACATCACCGGCACGACTTCGATCACTTCGTTCGGAACCGAAAACGCGGGAATCCATTACCTGCTGAAGTTCGCCGGGTCACTCACGCTCACGCATAACGCGACTTCGCTGATTCTTCCAGGCGGGGTGAACATCCAGACCCAGGCCGGCGATCTCGCCTGGATGATCTCCGAGGGTTCTGGCAACTGGCGCTGCGCGTTCTATCAACCGGCGCAGGGCGAAGGCATTCGGCTCGGCATAAACGGGGCGGACGTTGCCTCGGCGGCGACGCTGAATCTCGACACTTCCACTGGATTGTGCGTCGATGTGACCGGGACAACGACGATCACCGCGATCACGCTCGGCGAGGGCGACACGCGCGTCGTCAGGTTCACCGGGGCGCTGACGCTCACGCACGGAGCCTCGCTCGTTCTTCCCAACGCAGCGAACATCACGACCGTGGCGGGAGACTACGCGATCTTCCGTGGCTACTCCGGCGGCGTCGTGCGCTGCGTTAATTACTCCCCAGAGACGGGAGCGAACGTCGGCGCAGGCGGCGGTCAGGTCTTCAGGGACCACGCGGGCAGGACGCTCAATTTCCGCACGCTGACGACGGTGCTCTCCGGCCCTGCGGGGGCAGCGGTGAGCGGCATCTCCGCCGACACCTCCGGCGACACGTTCCGCGTCGTCTACACGATGACCTCGCCCTCGGCTCCATCCTCCCCGTCCGGCCCCGGCGGCTCCTCGCTCCACCCCGACTCGCTCATCGAGATGGCCGATGGGAAGTTCGAGTGGCTATGCGACATCCGCATCGGCGACAAGGTGAAAGGTGTCAACGGTGAGATGGCCGAGGTGCTCGGGATCTGGAGGAACGTTCTGAACGAGCGCCCATTGTTCTACGTGAACGGCGTGGCGGTGACTGCCGGACACTTGTTCAAGACGGAATCCGGATGGGCCTGCTGCTCTGCCGAGGAATACCGCAAGCGCTACGGCGATCACTACGTCCTGAAAACGAGCCGTGGATACCTCGACATCCATTGCGGCATCGTGCATCCGGACGAAGTGCGCGACCTTGCCCTTGGCGACACCATTCTAGTGGCGGGCGGGAAATACGTCGAAGTCGTTACCATCGAGCGTTTCGAGACGCAGGGTGGAGACAACAAGGTTCCGGCAGCACAGGAGGTCATCTCCCTCTACCTTGACAACGCGAAGGCATACTACTGTGACGGCTACGCAGTCTCAACCATTGCCTGAAGCCGCGGTCGACCCGCTCTTCGACCCGAAGCTGGCGCAATTCCTGGTCTCGAGACGGGATGTCGCGCGCATCGTCGATCTGTGCGAGAGACTCCCGAGTCAGGTCTCGCACATCATCGAGGGCAACGTCTACCGCTTCCTGCCGGAAGTGAGAGACGTGCGTCAGCAATGGATACCGAACGTTCTGTTCACGCAGTGGCTCTTCGAGTTCATCGGAGAATTGACCGATGCCGATGTCAGCCGCATTGGAACGATCTCCTACCTGACCTACAGCGTGGGCCATCATTACAAGTGGCACGCCGACGTGTGCCCCGATCACCTCGATGTCGCGTGGCGCAAGTGGACCGGCTCGATTCAATTGAGCGACCCTCTCGAATACGATGGAGGCGAACTTCAGTTGAGAGCCGACCCGCACGATTACGTGATGGAGAAGGCGCTTGGCAGTGTTCTCGTGTTCAATCCTGAAATTGCGCATCGCGTCACTCCGGTGACGCGCGGCACGCGGCGCTCCCTGGTGTTCTGGCTTGCCGACGAGGGCGTTCGCGCCCCGCAGCGCAGATGAACTTTCAGTCGCTACAGGTGCATGACATTTTCTCCCGGCAACTGGCGGCAGAACTGGCTGCGCGCCTGAGAGTGATGTCAACAAAGGGTTGGCATGAGGATGAAGATGTTCCTGGTTCGTTCGCAAAACTGCGTGCGTTCGATGAGTATCTTGAGCCGCTCTCATCACTCGTAGCGCAGGCGCTCGATTGCGATGTTGTGCCCGTTCGCAGTTATGCCCGCATCTACGTCAAGGACAGCGTATTGCGCCCTCACGTTGACAAGGACGAGATCCCCTACGGCGTCTCGCTCTGTCTCGCGCGCGGGCCACACAATTGGCCGTTCAAGGTAGGCGAGCAGGAATACATCGACAGAGTAGGCTCTGGCATTATCTACGACGGTCTGCTGCGGCACTATCGGCGCGGCAAGGCTCCCGGCGAGCAGGTGCAGGTATTCCTGCACTACGCGAGGAAAGCATGACGATCAAGGTGACGTTGAACGACGCTATCGGGTTGGAGGCTGCCATCAACAAGCTGCCGAGCCTGCCCGCGAAGGCAGCCTACAAGTTCGCTCGCATCGCCGACGTTCTGCGGCGCGAGTTGAAGGAACTTGAGGTCTACCGTCGCATGGGTGGCAACGAGCCGGAGCGCCGTGAGGAGGCGAACGCAGGGATGGCGAGATACCTGAGCAAGGAGATCACGCTGGACTTCGAGCCGATAGACATCTCGGAAATTGCCATCAACGGCATCGAGGTGTTGCCGCATGTGCTTGCGACGTTGAGCCGGCTCATTTCCGATGGGGGCAAGAATGACTGAATGGCGTGACCCGCAGCGCATTGATCAGACCGAGTTTGATGGCGACGGCAATTGCTATAGCGCATGCCTCGCGATGCTGCTTAATGTGTCGCTTTCAGAGGTGCCAAATTTCAACAAGGTGTCCGCGGATAAGGGTGCGCGGCGCGTCGCCCGGCTTGAGTGGTTGAAGGACATGGGATGGCTGCCTTGGGGTGTATGGAGTCCCGAAGTGGTGGCGTCAGCAGCGGGCAAAACTGTCAACGAGCATCAGCATTGGGGGAGGGTGGAGCACCCCTCGCATTTCCCATGGCCGCCGTCACGCGGCTTCTACATCGCGAGCGGACTCTCGCCGCGCAACAACCGGCACTCGACGGTTTATAAAGACGGCAGCCTGTGGCACGACCCGCACCCCGATCGGACGGGACTCACTGTTATGGATCACGTGGAGTTCCTGCGCCCACTCTACCCCGCAGGACTTCAAAGGATTGTGTAATGGATACCGTGATGAGCGAGTCGGCGGAATACATCGAGGAGATCGCGGGATTGTATTTCCGCTCGATCCTGCTCGATGAGGGTTCGCGAGTGCCCCAACATAAGCACGATCACGATCACGCGACGCTGGTGGCTTCGGGTTCCGTGCTGGTGTGGGTGGACGGAGCGTTCCAGGGGAACGTCGCCGCACCGCGCGCCATTCTCATTCGCGCTGGTGCCGAGCACATGTTCCAGGCGCAGGAGCCTAATACCAGGCTGGTGTGCGTGCATTGCCTTGCAACGATCTAACCCAACGAGGAACCCTATGGCAGAGTCATCGGATGATAACGGCACCACGACGATCGAGACGAAGTGGGGGAAGATCACCGGAAAGAAAACCACGGAACTGATCATGGTCTTCTCTCTCTGCCTGCTTGGTGTCATGGCCTGGATTCTGTGGGAGCACAAGATCGATGACAGGTCCGCGAAGAGCGACCTCGCGGCCGCGCTTCGGGAAATGACGGGGGCCGCGAAGGAGGGCGTGCAGGCGCAGCGTGAGATGAACTGCCTGATCTCGCTGCCGCAGGACATGCGCGAGAAGCAGGCGTCGTTCTGCAAGAACATCAGCAGATAAGGCGCGGCACCCGGTTCACGCTGAAAACTAAAAAGGAGATGGCAATGCTTGAGTCAATTGGAAGGATCATCCTCGTCACCGGCCTTGTGCTGCTCTGGGGTCTGATGGGATTCGGTGTCGTGAAACACGCC